ATGACAGATGAAGAGCTAAAGCAGGAAATTGAGAAAGTTAAAAAAATGATTTCAGATTATGAAAGTTTGAAAACGGTGATTGCTCCAACTTCTGGAGAGTATGAACGACAGATGAACATTTTGCTCGACAGGCTGGGCAATCTATTGAAGATGAAAGATTAACAAAAAGCCCCTCTTGGGAGGGGTTTTGAAACTATACGATATGGATAATTTACAGGAAAAATTAGCAGAACTGAAAACCTATATAGGGAAAACGGACGAAGAAAGCAAGGCCAGATTCGATTCCTTGTCTGCGGAAATAAAGGCAATGAAGTTGACGGATGAAGAGAAAACCATCTTCAGTAACTTTATGATGCAGGGACTGGAGGATATCAGTAACAGTATGGATGTCATAGAACGGGAATTAAGAATCAGGGAACAGCTAAAAGAGGCTGTTGAGATATTGCCTTTGGCTTATATTGCTAGAAACTACTTTGGAAAGAGTGCATCTTGGCTGTATCAGCGCATAAATGGATATAAGGTGCGAGGAAAGGTCTATACGCTGAATCATGAGGAAATAGGTATCTTCAACCGTGCACTGAAAGAAATAGGAGAAAAAATAGGCTCACTGTCCATTACTGGTTAATGGCTGTTTCTTATGACACCTGATCCCCATGGTTGAGCTGCCATGGGGATTTCTTTTTATTGGATAATGCCGAAAAAATTCATATCTTTGCAGTCACAAGTATGTAGAACATAATTCTTAGTGCTTGGTTTGACTTTGGTGAGGGGGTGGTTCCCCTCACTTTTTTATATCGGAAATCTTTGTTTATTGTTTAGTATAATGTCTATAAATTGTATGACACCTTTGAGGTTATATTATGTAGAAGCAATGTCGCATCTATATAAACAATTTCATAATGAGTAGAATTATAAAGAATTGTCCATGTACGTTAGAAGTATGGAGTGGTCCAGATGAACCGATTTTAAAAGAATGGAATATGTATTTTAACTGTAAAAATAAAATAAAGGAGTATTTAAACAGTAAACTTCAAGAGTTTAAAGGGAATATGGTAGAATGTTATGTTTATCAACTGCATAAGGGCAAACTTAGTGAAGTATCGGTGTGTTTTGAAGTAAAGTAAAGAAAGTTTCCAGAAGGATATTGAAAAGGCAGCTTATTGGGCCGCCTTTTCAAGGTTCTCTCTGATTTGTTGGAGCATCCGGAAAGCTCCGGCCATCTTATAGTTACCCAGACATTGCTTAGCCTGCATGATACAACTTTCAACAGTAAGTTTCAAATCCGGTGTGAAAGCGGATTTGTTTATCTGCATTTCTTTGGGAAGTTCATCAGCATGGTTATTGAACCATACGATCATTTCATTCAATTCCTCTTCGGAATAAGATTCTTTTTTTTCAGCCATAATACATAAGTTAATGTTATAGGCGACAAAGATAACAAAAATAGCCCCGACTCATCACGAGCCGGGGCAGTCCAATTTATAAATTTAAAGTCTTATGATGAAGATTGTCTGTTGCACCAATGCTTTACTATCAGCATAACGACAATCAAAACGGTTACATAAACACAGGCAAAACCAATTTGTTTAAGCAGCGTGGATTCTTTTTTCTCTTTTATGGTTTCTGATCGCTTTTTTTCATAAATATCAGAAGTAATATCCTTATCGGCTTTCACCTCCGTACTGTCTTTGGTTGCAGTTTCCTTCTTTCTATTTTTGCTGAAATCACCTTCTATATGCCCATCAGCCAGTAACAGAGGTTTCCCGGTCAGGCTATCGGGCGGTTTTCGGGTATCATAGATACAGAAATCAATCACATAGTTACTATTAGTAGTAATGAGTTCGCTCAAAGAGGTACTTGATCCGTGTACGATGTTGACAGATTCACTGGCGCTATCTTTGCTGATTACTTCTACATCGGACTTGACAGCCTTATGCGAGCTGCCACATGATCCGAACAACAGGAACAAACACATGAAAGGAGCCAGCAATATATGTCGGCTTACCCAGTTCATAACTCTAACCAACATAAGAGATATTATTTATGCGGTTCATCCACCCCCGTTTGAACTTGTTGTTTGCTGGGCGTTTCCGGCATATATCCTCGATAAAATCAAACCGTGCAATCTTGATCTGGTCAAACAGTTCACGCGGATTACGGGAATTAACTGCGGCAATGGTCTTGGGACCTACAATGCCATCCACTGTAACACCAAGCAAGCGTTGAGGAATCTTAATTCCGTGCGCACCGGATGCCCAGACCCAATCAACCAATATATCAGCAACTGATTGCGATTTTATCTCATCAGCCTTCCATCTGTCCCAGTACATGTTTTTCAAGATTTCCGTCCATTCCTCTTTTGTGAGATTTTTCAATCTTTCAACTGTAGGCTTGGAATATCCTTTCTTTCGGCAATATGCCTCATAGGTTCCGATAGTCACCCCCATATTGGTAGCCCCTCCCAAATCGTCAGGGTCATTTACAAAACCGCCTTCCCATTTCAGAATAAACGGTGCAAGTTTTCTTACGTCAGCCATACTACTCATTAATTATAATTATTCGATTTTATTTTCTTTGAATTCCGGCAGGATATATTGTATGTTAACTGCTGCTTCATGCAAGACCTTATGAAGTTCATCTTCATTCAAATCTGTTTCATCTGTAAACTCACAAAAGATATTTCCAACCCAATCTTGAGATGAATTAAGCCGTTTAATAGCGACGCTGTTGCATCCATTTGTTGACAATAGAGATTTGGCAACCTTATCCTTAACCTGGTTATCAATATCTGAATAGAACATGAAAAGATTCTTTGCAAGATTTTCTGCAAAAACGGCCACTTCACTCATGGGAAGTGATTGAATGCTTTCACGCATTCCGGCTATACCTTTTCGTTTTACCTCGAACTGCACCGAAAGAAAAGCTATATGCCCTAAAGGATGGGGTTGTACGATATATACCCTGTCTGCTTTCGTTTCATAAAGTACACGCCACAGCTCACCGAACACCTTGGCGGAGTTCTCGCTGCGGTGGTAACTTCTTCTTTCCTCTTCTTTTTTAAAATATTCCACTTTTAAATCAGTCAGTTTGTTTTTGGTATACTGATTATAGGCGAAATAAGCTGCCAGCAATGTTCCGGCAGCACTAATAATGTTTGCAATATCTATCTCCATTACATTCACCGTTTAATTATTATATGATAAATTATTCATCCTGTTTCCTTTATTTCTCAACTGTCCCTATCTTTCCTGAAAAAATGCCGAGAATTTATATATATGCAAAATAAATCCATATCCATATTGCTTACTATTCATATTTCACTATCTTTGTCAATACTTTGTTGACCTGATTCTTTCAAAACTATTATTGATTGGATTTAACCTCCCCCCGTCAGACTGTGAAGCCAGACGGGGGATTCCATTATTCGACAGATAGACAATAAAAAAAGAGCCTGATGACAATATTTATTGCCATCAAGCTCCTGGTTACACTGCAAAGATAGTGAAAACTATTCCATATTCAATCCATATTGAAAAAAATAATCAGGAGCAATATTTCGATTATCCGAAGAATTTAAAGAATCACAATATTAATAGAAAACAAATAGGATTCATGAAATCTACCGGTTGTCTATAAAATCAGATGTTCTCAAGCCTTTATCGGGAAACATCTTTACTTTTTTCCTTTTCCTTTGAACATTTTTCAAGTCACGCACAATGGTGCTGGAAAGTACCTCCGAATAAATCTGTGTGGTCTTTACGGAAGTATGTCCGAGCAGCTTCTGGACTGTTGTAATCGCAACTCCCTGATGAACCAGCAGGGTGGCACAGGTATGACGGCTCACATGGTAGGTTATCCGTTTTTTGATACCACACAATCCGGCCAGCTTTCGAAGCTGCTTATTCACTTCCGAGTTACAAGGCAAAGCAGCAAAACTTCCGATATCCGGATAACGGTCAAGAATGCCCAATGCCCTGCTTTCAAACAGCAGATGCAACGGCAGACGGATTTCCACCCCTGTCTTAACGGATTTGAAGTACAGCCACCGTTTGCCGTTTATCCTAATGAAATTCTCAGGTGTGAGCTGGCAGAAGTCAGAATAGCGCAATCCGGTATAACAGCAGAACAGGAAGGCATCGAGTACATGGCGCATGGATTCCTCTTCCACCTCGACCGTTTCCAGCTTCTTCAGCTCGTCCGGGGTAAGAAACTCATGTCTGCCTTTCTCCTGTTTGATTTTGTACTTTCTGAACGGATAAGCGTCGGCGTGCATATATCCCTGGTTGATTGCCTCATTGACCAAGGTACGGAGCTGTTTCATGTGCTTGGCTATCGTATTGTCCGCATTGCCCTTTTCCCTTAAGTATTGCTCAAAATCACGAAGGAATGTATAGGTAAGATCCTTGAAGTCCAATCCGGAACGGAAATCATGCAGGACCGCCAGTGTAGAGTGCAGGTTGTCCTTGGTGGACTGCTTCTTGTCCGAATTGTCAATGGCTGATTTGGCGAAAGTGGAGAAGCTGACATTCACGGCACTTTTCTTCTTGACAGCATCCTTCAGTAGTGAGAGTGTGGCAGGTATTCCGCGCTTCCAATACCCCAATTCTATGCCTTGCAGATACAGGATGTATTCATAGAGCATTGCGTTGAGTTCGTTAGATTGGGGGTGGTTTATGACTTGTGCCCCCTCACGGCTCCAGCACTCCGGTTTGAGGTAAACATTGGTCTTCAGGTAGATTTTCCTTTGGTTCAAATAGGCTTCAACCTGTAC